AGAGCTATGGCTTATAAGCGGGTTGAGTTTACGCAAAAATTAAGAGCCAACAATCAAGCAACAGGAAGCGCAGGGAGGCCAGAGAATATGTGGGGCTATCCAATTATGTATGTTTTCCAACAAGTCATTAACGGCTCTTATAAGCGAAAAATACAGCCATTAAAAATACCAACTAAGGCGCATGTTGCTTATGAAAACATTAATTAAAGAATGCGATTATGAAAACATAAAGCCGCTAATTAAGTTAGGGAAAAAAGAGCGGGTCACATTTGAGAACCCAGAGGGGTGCGTTTGGTTTAGCGCAGAGTTTGATGGAAAAGTAATCGGGTGTTGTGCGCTAGTGTTTAAAGGCGCAAATGTTCGATTTAAGAGCAACTTTGTTCACCCTAACTATCGAATGAATGGCGTTGGTAAAGCCATGCTAGCAGCTAGGATGAAACGCCTAGATGGATTTATAGGCAAAGCCACTGTATTTAGCACGCCCATAAGTTGGCCTAGCTATGATATTTATGATTTTGTTGAATATAAGAAGAACAAATACGGAATAGTTTACGGGGGTCGAATTTTCAAATGAAAGATTATAAACAGTGGTCTGGCAAAACCAGAATAAAAATGTCAACTAAATACAGGGGCGCAGTGGATAAGCCTAAAGTATCCGATTGCGAAATGTGTGGTCAACATTTAAACACCATGAGGCACGCCGAAGATTATGGGCCAACAAAGGAGGATTATTTTGCAAGCATGCACTCTCTTTGTGGTCGATGCCATGCCATGCTGCATTTGCGGTTTAGGTTTCCTAATCGGTGGAATGAATACAAAGAAGATATAAGAAGAAATGGTGTTCAACTTTTTATCCCAAGTATGGGGTCATTATTCTTACGCTCTAGTCGCTGGGAAGATATGGATTATTTTGAATACAAAGAAGGTAAAACTTGGTGGGAACTGCTAAGTACAGATATTTATAAAGGGGAGATTCAGTGAAGCATCCTATAGATTCAATTGAGTGGATAGATGCAGAGCTACTCACTGCTAATGACTATAATCCTAACGTAGTGCTGCGGCATGAGTTTAGATTGCTTGAACATTCGCTGTTAAAGAACGGATGGATTCAGCCCATTCTAGTCACTCAAGATAATGTCATTATTGATGGGTTCCACAGGGTAACTCTCGCCAAGACTTCTAAAAAGGTTAAAGCGCTAAGTGGCGGCAAAGTCCCATGCACTGTGTTGCAGTTATCCGAGCCAGAGCGCATGCTTTTGACTGTTCGCATTAACAGGGCAAAGGGTGTTCACGCTAGCGTAAAAATGGCTGAGTTGATTAAAATTGTTGTTCAAGAATATGAGTACACAATTGACGAAGTTAAAGAAGCAATTGGCGCAACTAAAGATGAGGTCGAGTTACTTTTACAGGACAATGTTTTTAAAGCGCTAAAGATTGAGGCTCACAGGTATAGTGAGGCGTGGGTTCCTAAATAATGGCTGATAGAAACACTTACCCAATTGCTGTAATCGCTTCTGTTTTAGACCTTTCTGAGCGCCACATTAGAAGGCTAGCAGATGATGGAGTAATCCCCAAGCCGCAAGAAAAAGGCCGCTGGGATTTAATTAAATGTGTAAGAGGCTATGTTAGGTTTTTAAGAGAGAGGGCTTTTGGTAAAGAGGTCGCCGCTACTGATTTGCACTCGGAAAGAACGAGGCTAGCGAAAGCTCAAGCGGATCGCATTGAAATAGAAGTCGGGGAAATGCGGGGCGAGTACATACAAGTTGAGTGGGTGGTCGAATGTTGGCAGCACTATACCGCTAATGCTAAATCAAAATTGCTGGGAGTACCCTCAAAAACAGCTAGCCTAGTTATAGCAGCTAAAGACTTTGGAGAGGCCGAGCAGATTATTAAAGTAGAAATTACAGAAGCTTTACAGGAGCTAGCAAACGATGGATTGCCTGACAAATTTAGAAAGCGCGTGGAACAAAGTTTCAAAGATATGGACGCCCCCACCATTATTGAAAGTGAGTGAGTGGGCTGATACTTACCGCCGCCTGTCAGCAGAATCTTCCGCAGAGGCAGGGCAATGGAGAACTGACCGCGCTCCTTATCAAAGGGGCATGCTGGACGCAGTGAACGAGCGCAACATTGAAACAGTGGTGATTATGTCATCGGCACAAATTGGCAAAACAGAAGTGTTGAACAATGTTGTCGGTTATTACATGGTGCAAGATCCAGCGCCTATACTTGTGCTTCAACCGACAGTGGAAATGGGGAAAACGTGGTCGCAAGATCGGCTTGCTCCAATGATAAGAGACACCCCAATTCTATCTGGTTTAATCAAAAGCCCTAGATCAAGAGATAGTGGAAACACAACCATGCACAAAAGCTTTGCTGGCGGTCATATCACCATTGGCGGCAGCAACAGCCCAGCTAGCTTGGCTAGCCGACCTATTCGATTGGTAATGGCTGATGAGGTTGACAGATACCCTTTATCAGCAGGAACCGAGGGTGATCCTGTAACCCTCGCAAGAAAGAGAACAACAACCTTTTGGAATCGTAAAATTATTTTAACTAGCACTCCAACTGTTAAAGGGGTCTCAAGAATAGAAATGGAATGGGAGCAATCTGATCAGCGGCGTTATCATGTGCCTTGCCCAGAGTGCAAAACTAAGCAAACTTTGAAATGGGCCAATATTCAATGGCCCGAAAACGAGCCTAAAAAATGTCATTGCGTGTGTGAACATTGTGGGTCAATTATTGAAGAGTCGAGCAAACCTTGGATGCTAAAAGAGGGGGAGTGGATAGCTACTGGAATCGAAGGCAAAACAGCAGGGTTTCACATCAATGAGCTTTATTCACCTTGGCGAAAATGGTCAGAAGTTGTTGAGGATTTTCTGTCTGCAAAAAGGTCGCCAGAAACTTTAAAAGCTTGGGTCAATACAAGCCTTGGCGAAACGTGGGAAGAGGAGGGCGAAACAGTCGAAGGTGATAGCTTAATGTCAAAAAGAGAAGCTTATGATTTAACGGCAATACCCGATGATGTTTTAATTCTCACGGCGGGGGTCGATGTTCAAAAAGACAGGATAGAGGTTCAAGTAGTTGGGTGGGGTCTTGATAATGAGCCTTGGATATTTACTCAGAAGGTCTTTTATGGAGAGCCTACAGAAAAAGAAGTCTGGGCAAATTTAGATTCATTTCTTTTAAAAACTTACTGTGGTCATAAGATTATTGGCGTAGCTGTGGATTCTGGTTATTTAACTGAACATGCTTACGCCTTTACCAAGCCAAGGGCTGGCAGAAGGGTTTTTGCTATTAAGGGTGTTAGTGGTATGGGTAGGCCATTAACAAGCGCTCCAAGGCAAACAGGGCGGCAGAGGGTCATGCTGTATCAGGTTGGCGTGGATACAGCCAAGCGAACTGTTTATTCTTGGCTTCATAATGATAAGGTGCATTTTTCAGCAGATTTAGACGAGGAGTTTTTTGCTCAGTTAACGGCAGAAAAATTGGTTACTAAGTTTAGGAAAGGCTTTTCAGTTTTAGAATGGGTTAAAACTAGAGAGCGAAACGAGGCGCTTGATTGTTTTGTTTACGCTTATGCAGCGTTAAATAATTTAAACCCTGATCTGTTAAAAGTTAGGGCCAGAAAAATAGCTCCCCCAGTATTAGTGGAGGAGCCTATGCCAACCAGTACACAAAGAAAAACCAAAAGCTCACCTAAGCGCCGATCCAGTAGTTTCGTTAGTCGCTGGTAATTCTTTCATTTTGAATTTTAATCCAAGTTTCGGCAGATTTTTTTGAGCTAAAAATTAACTCTTGAAATCCTGTCGGCCAATTGTGAACGTAAAGAAAACCATTATGATTATCTTTTGATTCTCTTGCCACTCGCACATAATTTAAAGTTTCATTTTTCATTTTTTATTCCTCTAGTTTAAACTCTTCTTTTTTATTAATAATTACAGGCTCTTTAAATTTAGTCTCGATTTCTAAAACAGCATCTTTAAGCGCTTTAACTATTTTTTTTACATCAGCGTCACTGTATACATATTCGGTTTTGTCGTTTAATGCTCCAATTATCTTTATATGTTTTAAAGCTCGGTTCACCCTAACTTCCGCAGTCTTTACAAATTTTTCTCTATAAACTTTTAGGTCATACTCGTCCATTATGATTCTCCTGCTATTTCTTTTTTTCCAGCTTTTCTAGTCTTGGATTTATCAGCTTTTTTGTAAGCTTTTTCCAAGCTTTTGCTTAGGCATTTAATGCGGTTTCTCTTGGTCATTATTGTTCATCCAGTATGCGCTTTAGTAGCGCCAGTGATACATCTGGCATATTCCTAATGCCTTTGCCAACAGCCCTCCATTTCTCAATGGTGCTGATGCTAACCCTCACGCCGTCACCAGCGTAAAGGTCAACAACTGCTTGGCTACTAAGCCCGTGAAGCTTTAGCAGAGCGGCAAGCTCTGCGTTATTGCTATACTTGATCATAATAAAAATCATCGTTAGGCTGATCAAATTCAAACTCAGGCAAAGCATCAACTTTGCTGCGCTCTACACCTTCCGCTAGCTGTTGATAATCAATATCAAAATGCTTATACCCGCGCTGTAGTGTCGCGTGGTAACTGCTAGGCGGTGGCGTGAACAGCGTATCATCAGTATTCATCACATAAGCCATAGCTTTTACTGGACGATCAGAACCTTTAACAACAACAGATACCTCACGCTTGGTGTAAAAGTTAGGGAAGCCCTCGAAACGATCAAGTGATGCCTCACAGTCAGCGGTAATCTCCCACAAACCGCCTTGAACAACATGGTCATTATTGCGGATAATATCAGCAACACGTCTAAACACTAGCATGTAATCCCAAAGCGTACCCCTGCCAACTGGCTTGGCTTTTGGGCAGCGCATGCTCATACTATCCATATCAGTATTAGCGCCGTATGCAAAATATAATTTAGTCATTGGTAATTCCTCGTTTTTGATTATTTGTGAATTTTTTAACTTGCCCATAATAACTCTCCCGTTATGCCACTTCTGCGCGGCGGTTTTTTAAATACTTGGTTAACATACGATCTTTGCCAATCTTGGCAAGATTCTCAAATTTACCTGTGCCAGTAACATTAATGCGAGTGGCTCGTTCTGCGCTACGCATAAATCCAGCGGTCAGCTTGATCCAATTTACTGCTTTCTCGGCGCTTACTGTGCCGCTGTGCTGGCGAAACTCAACAGTGCCGTGAACTAGCTTGCTGTGAAGATTTAGCTTAACGTAGCGGCTCCCGCCACTCATGGTTTGAATAACATCATCAACAGTGTTGCAGCGGCTTATGGCGGCAAGCTGGCGTGGCATTGAGCTTGTAACATTGCTTCTGCACCAACGCCCTGCGTTACCTCTGCGTGATGGTGGCATGATTTGGTCAACAACTGTTTCATACTTAACCCATAAGCGAGAAATATTTCTAAGCTCTTTTACATTCCACTGTCTAGCGTCATGGTGAACGTGTAAGCCGCAGCTACGATTAACTGTGCAATCTAAAGCCTCAAGCGCATCCATTACGCGGGTAACTTGGGCTAAACCATCTTCACCATCTAAGATTGGCGAAACTACTTCAAAACAAACGCCGTCACCGCTCAAGCTAGCATCTGTAACAATCTTCCAATGTGCGCGTGTGCGGTGGTTGTAACCTTCAAATACGCAATCAACATCTGCTAACTCTGAAATTCTAGCGGCTAGCGCCTCGCGTCCCATGTGGCTAGGAGCAATGGCTTCAATTTCAATTCCGAATTTAGTAACTTGGCTCATGGTGTGTTCCTTTTGCTGCGTTGTTTGTATGTATCTATAATAGCACAATGCGCTACCTATGCAAGTCGATAATCCAATTTAATTCAATTATTTTTATATTTATGATGTTAGAATGATTTATGCCTTTATCTGACCTACATTTAGCGCAAGACCAGTGGATACTTGACGCAGCAAACGACCTTGATGGAAACATCTCAGGCAGGGTGTTTGGTGTGGACGACATAGAGATTGGAGAGGAGTATTGCTTTAATCTTTATGACGATGAATTACCGACCCTTCGTTTTATAGGCATGGTGATTGAAGTTCTCGACAACAGATCATACGCATTTATGAACACCCAAGAAGTTACTCAATCGCGGTGACTTGCTTTTAGCGACAAAGACAGCTAACCCAACAGCATAAATCAATGCTTTGGGCGCAGAATGGCTAACCTTTTCGACACATCTAGCTTCACGACCACAGAACCTTTGTCATTTACGGCAGGGGATAGAGTGGCTTGGACTAGAGTTGATATAGGCGGCGATTATCCCCCAGCCTCTTATTCCCTCAGTTATACCGCTAGAAAAGAAGGCGCGGGAACTGTATCCATTACAGCGACAGCTTCCGCTTCTGGTTCTAACTATCAGATTATTATTCCTGCTTCTACGACAGCGAACTACAGCGCTGGGCGTTACCATTGGCAGATGTACATCAAGCGCACATCTGATAACGAGCGCATTACTTTAGATTCTGGCGCATTTATTATTCAGCCGAATAAAGCCACAGCAACAACTGACCCCCGCTCTAAAAACAAAGTGATGCTAGATGCTATTGACGCTTTGCTAGCTGGAAGAGCAACCAAAGATCAAATGGGCTACTCCATTGCTGGTCGATCAATAACTAGAATCCCACTTCCTGACCTTATGGTTTGGCGAGACAGATACGCGGCTAAATATGTGAAAGAAGTTCGCATGGAGCGTATTAAAGCTGGTCTGGGCCAATCTGGAACAATAAAAGCGAGGTTTGTTTAAATGGGAATCTTGAGCTTTTTAGACAAGAGAAACAAGCCAGAAAATCCTACTGGGAAGAAACGCAAAACAGCTTTCCGCAGATATGGCTCTAGCGTTATTGATCGCCTTACGCAAGATTTCAAAGGCTCTACGCTAACCTCCAATGGAGAGCTAGAAGTTAGCTTGAGAGTTATGCGAGCTAGATCACGACAGCTAGCAATGGATAATGATTACGCCTCTAAGTTTTTAAAGATGGTTAAGGCCAATGTTGTTGGCGTTCATGGGATTCAACTTCAAGCGCGTTCAGTGAGAGAAGATGGTTCGCTGGACAAGCAAGATAACGACACCATTGAGGAAGCATTTGCTGAATGGAGCCTACCTGAGAATTGCTCAGTTACAGGTCGATTATCTTGGGTAGATATTCAGCGGCTAGTGATTGAAAGTGTTGCTAGAGATGGTGAAGTCTTAGTGGTTAAGGTTCGTAACTTTGATAATCCTTTTGGCTTTGCCGTTCAGATTATTGAGGCAGATCATTTAGACGAGGATTTCAACCTAACGCTAGCTAATGGCAATCGAATAATTATGTCGGTTGAAGTTAATGAATGGGATGCGCCAGTGGCCTACCATCTTTTAACTGACCACCCCAATGAAACCTCCATTATGTATAAGGGCAGAAAATATAACCGCGTTCCTGCGACTGATATTTGCCACTTATTTATAGCAGAACGGCCAAGTCAAATGCGCGGCATTCCTTGGATGAATACCGCTATGAAGCGTTTAAATATGGTGGCTGGCTATGAAGAGGCAGAGCTAATTGCTGCGCGTATTGGCGCAAGTAAAATGGGCTTCTACACTTCTCCTGATTCTGATTCTTATGTAGGTGAAGAGGATGAGTCAGGTAATTTATTAACTGATATGGAACCTGGAGTTTTTGAGCAGCTTCCAGCAGGGATGAGCGTTGAGACTTTCGACCCTAGCCACCCTAATTCAGCCTACCAAGTGTTTATCAAGACTGTGCTAAGAGGCGCGTCTAGTGGGCTTAATGTGGCTTACAACGGCCTAGCAAACGACCTTGAGGGAGTTAACTTTAGCTCCATAAGAAGTGGCGTTTTAGAGGAGCGTGAACATTGGCGAATACTGCAAAAGTGGGTCGCTGAACAATTACATCGTCCTGTTTACCAAGCGTGGCTATCTCAGTCGCTAAGAACACAAGCGCTTAATTTGCCAGAAAAGAAGTTTAAAAAGTTTACCAAAGTAAATTGGCAACCTCGCGGCTGGGCTTGGGTTGATCCGCTAAAAGATCAGCAAGCAAATAAATTGATGGTTGAGATGGGGACGGGAACCTTGACTGCTATTACAGCGGCAGCAGGTTTAAATTTTATTGACGTATGCGCCGAGCGTAAAGCTGAGTTAGCAGTTTTAGAAAGCTTTGGCCTAACTACTAATGACATTATTAATAGCAATCAAGAGGCTAATGATGAATGAGATAAATACGGGCGATTTATTTCGCACCTTTAATTTAAATAGGGAATCTGTTGATGCGGAAACGCGAACAGTAGACCTAGCCTTTTCCAGCGAGGAGCCTGTTGAGCGCTGGTTTGGCAATGAAATACTTGACCATAACCCTAACGCTATTCGTCTTGGCAGACTGAATGGTGGCGGTGCTGTGCTTGTAGATCACGACCCTTCTGACCATGTTGGCGTTGTGGAATCTGTTTCTGTTGATGGTGATCGGGTAGGTCGGGCCACTGTGCGTTTTGGCAATAGCGCACGCGCAACAGAGATATTTAACGATGTAATGGATGGTATTCGTAAGCACGTTTCCGTGGGTTACAGGATACACAGAATGGTGATGGAAGAGGAAAAGGAAGGGGCTGAATCATACCGAGCTTTGGATTGGGAACCATACGAGGTGTCGATTGTAAGTATCCCCGCAGATGCCTCAGTAGGTGTAGGGCGGTCAGCAAACAGTAATCATAAAACATTAGTTGAAATCAAAGAAATTAAGGAACCAATCATGGAATCTCCAGCAGCAGTAATTGAAACCCCGACTGTAGATGTTCGGGCAGAAGTAGAGGCGGCACGCCGCTCAGAAGTTGATCGCATTCAAAACATTGAAGCAGCGGGTAACTTGCACAACCAACCAGAAATGGCTCGTACATTCATCAATGATGGTAAATCTGTTGACGCTTTCCGCGCTCAATTGTTAGACACCATTGGAACTGCCCAGCCAGTAATAAAGAAAGATAATGACATTGGTTTAAGCGCCAAAGAAGTTCGTAGTTTCTCCTTTATGAAAGCAATCCACGCTTTAGCTAACCCTAGTGACCGCCGCGCTCAAGAAGATGCAGCGTTTGAGTTTGAAGCTTCTCGCGCAGCCGCAGATCAGATGGGCAGAACTGCACAAGGTTTGTTCGTACCAAGTGAAGTTTTAAAACGTGATCTTAACGTAGGCACTGCAACGGCGGGCGGCAACACTGTTGCAACAAATCTTCTCGCTAGTTCATTTATTGATAGCTTAGAGAATGCAATGGTCGTTGCTAGCATGGGCGCAACCATGCTTCGTGATCTAAATGGCAATGTAGCCATTCCTCGTCAAACCAGTGGAGCAACAGCTTACTGGGTCGCTGAGTCTGCCGCTGTTACTGAGAGTCAAGCAGCATTTGACCAAGTATCAATGACACCAAAGACAGTTGGCGCGTTCTCGGACATTAGCCGCAAGCTATTGCTTCAAAGCTCTATTGATATTGAAGGTTTTGTGCGTAACGACCTAGCAATGCGCCTAGCTATGGCAATTGATTTATCTGCCATTGCTGGCACTGGATCAAGCAATCAGCCTACAGGAATTTTGGCAACTACTGGCATCGGCGCAAAGACATTTGCTGCGGCTGGTAATCCAACCTTCGGCGAGATGGTTGATGTTGAATCGCAAGTTTCTATCGACAACGCTTTGTTCGGTTCTCTTGGTTATGTTTCAACGGCGGCAATGGCTGGCGCAATGAAACAGAAAGCAAAAGATTCTGGCTCTGGTCAGTTTGTCATGGCAAATGGTCAAGTGAACGGCTACAACATGGCAGTTACTAACCAAATGACCGCCAATACAGTTGTGTTTGGTAACTTCGCTGATTTAATCATCGGCATGTGGGGCGGTCTTGATATTAACGTGGATACTTCTACTGGCTCTGCTTCTGGCACTGTTCGCGTAGTTTGTATGCAGGACGTTGATATTGCTGTTCGTCACGCTCAGTCATTTGCTAAAGGCTCTGGCGGTTCATAACCACTTAATCCTTTAAATAGGGCGGGGTCAAACCCGCCCACTTAGACGAGGTTTTTATGCAGATTAAAATTTTAAGTTCAACCGCTGCTAGCGGTGTAGATTTATTAAAGGGAGCTATTGCCGAGGTGAGCGATAGTGATGGACGGGTGCTAATTCAGATGGGTAGAGCGGAAGCTTATAGTGAAGCCCCAAAAGCGTCTAAGAAAAAGAGTAAATAAAAATGGCATTTGCTGAAGATTTTACTGAGTTTTTTGATACGGATGATTTTGCTATTAATGCAACAATCGCTGGTTCAGTGGTCAGTGGAATTTTAGATGAAGCTTTTATAGAGGTCGCTGGCATTGAGGGCGTTCACCCTACTTTTGCGTGTGCTAACGGAGATGTTCAAGGAGTGGGTCATGGTGCTTCCGTGGCTATTGGCTCTACTACTTACCATGTGATCGGTATTCAAGTCGATGGTACTGGAATGGTCGAGCTAGTTTTAGAGGATCAATCCTAGTGGCTCATGCAAGACAACAAGTTAGAGAGCAGCTAGTAACTACTTTGACAGGATTAACGACAACGGGCAGTAGAGATTTTGATACCCGAATTTATGTTGACCATGATTCGTTGCCATGCCTCACAATTTACGCAGACAAAGACATTGTGAACGAGGACTTGAGCAGCGCCACTAGAGCATGGCATGACCTAACTTTAAGAGTTGAGGCAAGAGCTAAAACTAAAGATGGAGTGGAAGATTTAATAGACACCATTTGCGCCGAAGTAGAGACCGCCATTTATGCTGATAAAACGCTAAATGGAAAGCTAGTTGAGGTGATGCTAGAGGACACTGACATTGAATACAGCAACGAATCGGACAAACCTATAGCGGTAGCAACCTTGACGTTTAATGGTGTTTACAGAGTAAATCCAGCCGCCCCATCAACACTGGCTAACTAGAGGAATTTTATAATGCTGATGTACAAGGATAAAGCTAGCGTGGATGTTCACGCCTCGCAGATTCAAACCATGAAAAATCGCGGTTGGAGTGATAAAGCCCCAGCCTCATCTAAAACCAAAAACGTAACGAAAAAGGAGGCCGTCAATGGCTAACCGTGCAGCAACAGCGGGACTTGTAAAGATCGGTAGTGACACGATCGGCGAATTAAGGTCTTACTCTTTATCGCAGAGTGTAGGAACAATTGAAGATACCACTTTAGGTGATACTTCAAAAACGTATAAAGCAGGGCAAGCTACTTTCTCAGGTTCATGTGAGATGTTTTGGGATGAGGCTGATGCAGGGCAAGCAGCAATCACTATTGGTGCTGTTGTCGTGTTAAATCTTTACCCAGAGGGCAGCGCAAGTTCTGCAACCTATGCCACTGGCTCTGCCATTGTCACAGAGATTGGCGTAAGCGGAGCTATTGAGGGAATGATTGAGACTAGCTTTAGCTTTACAGGAACAGGCGCTTTAACTTGGGGCACTGTTTAAAGTTTTCACTGGCTAGGTTAAAGCCGAAAAAGTCCCTCCCCGTGGCTCTGCCAGTGAATTTTTAACGGGGATTAATTAACGGGGAATTTATTATGAGTTTAATGTTAGAAGCAGCAAAAGTTCAATTCCGTGATCGGATGAGCGGAAAACTTCAAAGTTCAGAAATACCAGAGTGGGTAGTTGATGGAAAACCGTCGATTATTTACTACAAACCCGCCATGAATTTTAAAGATCAAGGCGAGGTTTTAAAATTGCACGCTGAAAATAAACAGGCCGAAGCTGTGGCAATGACGTTTATTTTACGAGCGCTAGATGAAGATGGAAAGATGATTTTTAAGCGGGCCAATATGACTGAGCTAATGCGTTCAGTTGATCCCGAAGTTATTAGTCGAGTTGTTTCAGAAATGGGGGGGGATGAGCCAGATTTTGATGAAGCAACAAAAAACTAAAAAAAGATCATGATCTACGCTTTGCAATAATTCTTGCAGAACATCTCCATAAAACATTGGAGGAGATTATGGTCTTATCAACAGATGAAATTTTGCTCTGGGCAGCTTACTTGGAATTAAAAAATGGCAAATAAAGACGTTAAAATACAGATAAAGGCTGTAAATAAAACCAAGAAAGCGTTTATGGCTGTAACGGCTGGCCTCAAATCAATTTCTCGCGCTGCTTTCTCAATGAAAAGCGCTATCGGTCTAGCGGCTGGCGCGGTGGGCCTTGGCTATCTAGTTAAAAAATCAATGGATGCTACTGATAGCATGGCTAAGGTTAGTCGATCTATTGGTATTTCTGTTACTGAATTGCAAAGGCTAAGGCATGCGGCAAGCATTGGTGGCCTAGAGGCAAAGTCGCTAGATAAAGCCATGCAAAAATTAGCAATCAATATCTCAGATGTTGCTAGCGGAACAGGCATTGCTAAAGAGGCTTTTGATCGTTATGGAATATCCTCGAAAAATATTGATGGATCAACTCGGAGTGTAACTGATGTTCTAGGCCAAGCCGCCACTGCTCTTGAAACAATGACTAACGAAACAGACAGAGCAAGCTTTGTGTACGACCTGTTTGGTGCGCGTGGCGCTAAAGTTATCAACATGCTTAAAGACGGCAAAGACGCAATGGAGGCCATGAAAAAGGAGGCTGACGAGCTTGGCTTGGTGATGAGCTTGGAGCTTATTGAGGGCGTTGAAAATGCAAACGATTCAATCGCTCGGCTTTCTGATTATTTAGGCAATGTTTTTCACCGAGTGGTTGCTTCAATCGCGCCAATTATTGAGTCTGCATCAGAAGCAGTACGCTCTTTTGTTGAGATGAAAATAAACAA